ATCACCCTCCAGTACATCAGTAGCGCGCTGCGGGTCTGCACGACCGGCTATCGCCAGTTGTTCGTTGACCTGTTCAACGAGCTGACCGAGCGGGACAGCCACGCGCAGGCCATGATCGGCAAGCGCGTCCAGACCATCGCGGGCGGGCGCGTTGACATCACCCCGCCGGACCTGCCCCCGGACGACCCGGAGGCGCCGCTGGCGCGCGAGATGGCCGCCGTCATCCGGCAGCGGCTCCTGTCCCTGCCGGACCTGACGCAACGCCTCGCCAACCTGGCGTGGGGCGACATCCTCGGCGTCGCCGCGTGCGAGGCCATCTGGGCCCCGTTCGATGGCGGCTACTGGCCCGAGCGGCTGACTTTCATCCACAGCCGCCGCCTGTCCTACCCGGACGCGGCCTCGTGGGATCTACACCTGTGGGACCAGGGCACCGTGACCGGCTTCGGCTGGGACGCCCCGACCAACCGGCCGGGGTTCGGCCTGAACCTCACCCGGGACATGCCCCCGGGGAAGTTCGTCGTCCACACCCCGCAGTTCCGCAACGACTACCCGACCCGCGAGGGCCTGGGCCGCGCGCTGCTGTGGCTGATGGCCTTCAAGGTGCTCGGGATGCGCCAGGGGTCGGCGTTCATCGAACGCTTCACCAAGATCCTCATCTGGGGCACCTACGCCACGCAGAAGGACGGCAACCCCCGGCCGGCGACGGACGACGAGGTGCGCAAGGCGCGCGACACGGTGCAGGCCCTCGGGCTCGGCACCCTGACCAGCGCCATGATGGCCGACGCCATCCAGATCAAGATGGACGGGCCCGGCCTCAAGGGGTCGGCATCCTCCCTCACGGTCGCGGACTGGATCGACATCTGCGACTCGCAGACCACCAAGCTCCTGCTCGGCTCGACCTTCACGACCGAGCCCGGCAAGTTCGGGAGCAAGGGGACCGGCGAGGTCGGCAAGGAAGGCGAGCTGGAGGGCGCGCGGTTCTCGGCGGGGATGCTCGCCCAGACCCTCAAGCGCGACCTTGTGTTGCCGTGCGTGGACCAGAACTGGCCCGGCAAGCGGCACCTGGCGCCGACGGTGGCCATCCACCTCGACAAGCCCAACCCGCACGCGATCCTCGAGTTGAACACCAAGGCCGCCGCCAGCGGCATCCCGGTGGACGCCGACGCCGTGGCCGCACAGGCCGGCATCCCGATCCTGCCGCGTGACGCCAAGGACGGTCGCCGCATGGCCCCGGTCAAGTCGGTGGACCTGTCCACCCTCGACCCGACCCTCGCGCCGCCGCCACCCCCGCCCGTGCCCGCTGGCGTCATCGCGCCGGACAAGGACGCGCCGGTCGTGGACGACGCCGACCACCCGAACGCGCCCGCCAAGGACGCCGACAACCCCGACACCGCCGAGGGCGGCGTCACCGATCAGGCCGGCGGCGACGCTGGCGACGACTGATTCCCACCCCCACCGCAGGAGACCGCTATGGCTGTCCCGAACAAGTCCACCATGGGCGATTTCCCGCCCGCCGTCGCCGACGCCCTCATCGCCCTCGCCACGCAGCTTCAGGGCACCAAGGGCGCCGACCTCACCGACGCCGCCGCGACGATCCAGATCGCCGCCGGCAACTGGCGCGTGTTGCCCGCCGCCACCCTGACCACCGCCCGCGTGCTCACCCTGGGCACGACCGGCGCGGTGGCCGGTGACCAGATCACCATCACCCGCCTCGACGCGACCGCCAACACCTTCACCATCGCCAACGGCGGCGGCGGCGGTGGCAACCTCCTCGTCATGCCGGTCAGCAAGGTGAATTTCGCCTTGTGCCAGTTTGATGGAACCAACTGGTTGTTGCGACAGGCTGGCACTCAATAAATGGCCCGCCTCGACCTTGGGGTCGGGGACGTACACCAGCCCGGCGCGCTGGGTGCCAAGCCCGCCCCCGCCAAGAAGAAGACGCGCCGCAAGATGCATCTGCGCATCTCGCACCCGCTGCACGGGCGGCTGGAACTGCACCTGCGCGACGATGAGCCGCGGCTGTGCCGGCTGTCGATGCCGCTCGACGCGGACGCCGCCGACGGCGACGCCCCGCGCTGGCAGCAGATCGCCAAGTGCGGCGAGTTCCGCGGCCACCCGGCCGGACCGTTCGCGCTCAACCCCGCGGTGTTCGCCGACATCTGCCGCAACTTCACCGAGGTGGATGGCGGTCAGGTGGCGTTCGACTTCGAGCACGCCAGCGAGATGGAACCCACCGATGGCGCCATCCCGACCGAGGGCGCACCCGCGCAGGGGTGGATTCGCCAGCTCGACAACCGCGGCCAGGCCGGTCTGTGGGCGCTGGTGGAGTGGCTGGAACCTGCCCGGACGTACATCAAGCAGGGCAAGTACCGCCACGTCAGCCCGGCCATTCGCTTCGGCGCCAAGCACCCGGAGACCGGCAAGCCCATCGGGGCCCGGCTCACCAGCGTGGCGCTGACCAACAAGCCTTTTCTCCGAGGGATGGTACCCGTCATGGCGACCGATTCACCCGCGGCCGGCGACGGGCAGACCGTCACCCTGTCGGCTTACACGAGCAACGAGTACCTGCCCAAGCTCCGCGCCTGCCTGAAGATGGGCGAGTTGAGCACGCCGGCCGAGATGGCCGACTGCGTGGACCGCCTCTCGGACCTGTTCGACGCGGCCGGCGGCAACGCCAGCGCCACGGTACAGGGGGTCGATCTCGGGTCGTACCTGTTGCCGTTGCGCGGGCTGATGAACCTGCCGCTGCACCACACCTGGGAAGAAGTGTTCAAGGCCGTGCGCGCCCTCATCGAGGCCGCCATCGCCGAGCACGAGGTCGAGCACCACTCGGCCGAAGAAGAAGACGAGCCGCCGTCCAGCAGGGCCGGCGCGGGAGAGATGACCATGGCTGATAAAGACAATCAGGCCGAGGCCGCGCGCTTGCTGAGCGACCTCACCACCAAGAACACCGACCTCTCGGTCAAGCTGTCCGCGGCCGAGGGTCGCGCGACGCAGGCCGAGGCCGACCTCAACGCCGCCACCCTGACCATCAAGGCCCACGAGGCCGAGTTGGCCGCGCTGCGCGCCGAGGTCGCCGCCGCCAAGGAGGTCGAGGCCAAGCGCCTGGCTTCCGACCGCGACGCCGAGGTCACCGAGGCGATTGCCGTCTACGGCAAATCCAAGGGCATCGCCGCGGGCGACAAGGACGCGCTGGTCGCGCTGCTGACCGCCTCGCCCGACGCCTTCCGCCGGCTGTACCCGAAGGTGGACCCGGCCAAGCGCCTGCTGTCCACCGAGGTCGCTGGCAACCGCACCACCGAGGCGCCCGTCACCGTCGTCGATGGCGGCACCGTCCCGAAGATCGACCCGGCCAAGGCGGCCCGTTTGCTCTCGCAGAAAGAGGGCATCCCGCTCGCCGTCGCCCAGCAAAAGATCCTCATGTCCCAGAAGAAAGGGGCCTGATCCATGGCTCAGTACAACCAGCTCGCGAGCACCCCTTCTTACGGGGACTTCCCGGTCAAGAACTACGGCGGCTCGACCCTCTCGGCCAAGCTCGGCGTGATCCTCGACACCAGCAACGTCATCTCGCCCACCGGCAGCAACGACGCCATCGGCGTGGCGGTCCCCGGCTCGGCCGGCGTCCCCGTCTTCGGCGTGCTGCTCGAGGACATCGCCGCCAGCGGCACCGGCCGCGCCCGCACCAGCGGTATCGCAGTCATGAAGTGCGAAGGCACCATCACCGCCGGCACGCTCGTGCAGGTGTCCACCACGGCCAGCAAGGTCGGCTGGGCCAAGGCCCAGACCGCCGCCTCCGCCCAGATCGGCATGGCCGTTTCTTCCTCGACCGATGGCGAGGACATCCTCGTCCTGATCCAGCCCGCCAAGAACGCCTGATCCGGAGACCCAACCCAGATGGCAAAAGAACACGTCATCGACTACCGGGATGAGTCCGGCCAGTCGTGCAAGCTCGACATCGCCAACGGCTACCTCTACGACAACGCCGGCAACCAGATCGGCAAGTGGTCGCCCGTCGACAACGGCTACGGCCGCATGATGGCCGACTACTGCGCCGAGCAGAACGCGCAGGCGATGGCCTTCGCCGCCGGCAACGGCGACCCGGAGCGCACCCGCACCGTGCTGGCCTCGGCCCGCTCGGTGCTCATGGACCTCGGGACCGGCGATGTCCACCAGGCTGCCGCCCTGCCGAACTACGCGGCCGGCTACTCGAACGAGGCGCCCATGGCCGACCTCGTGAGCGCGCCCCTGCTGGTCGCCAAGCCGAGTGACAAGTACTACACCTTCGCCAAGGAGGACGCGTTTCAGTCCGCGGTGCCGCTGGCCGGCGCCCCCGCCGGGCAGGTGCCCGAGATCGCGCCCCGCCTGTCGAACGCGACCTTCACCACGGTGGAGCGCGCCCTCGGCGGCTTCGTGGCGACCGAGATCGAGGCGGCGGCTGACGCCCCCCTCAAGATCCGCCAGGCGACCGCCCGCCGGATCATGACCGCGCTGATGATCGGTCGTGAGCAGCGCGTCGCCGCTCTGCTGACCAACACCGCGTCGTGGGATTCGTCCTGCTACACCACCCTGGCCGCCGCGGCCAAGTGGAACGGCGGCGCCAGCGCCGACCCGGTCGCCGACCTTCAGGCCCGCATCGAGGCGTCCTGGGGTGGCGTCTCCGGCATCCTCATGCCGCGCCCGGTGTTCAACGCCTTCGTGCGCAGCCCGTCGGTGCGCTCGTACTTCGCGTACAAGAACAACGTCACGGCGATCCCGAAGCCCGAGGAGGTCCAGGCCATCCTCCAGCTCCCGCCCATCTACGTGGCGTCGATGCAGGCGATGACCTCGTCCACCGCCAAGGGCTACATCTGGGGCAACGACGTGGTGCTGTTCCGCACCCCGCAGGAGACCCCGCCCGTGTCGCAGGACGACGTGGCCTCGTCGTACACCTTCCGGTGGAACGGCGGCGCCACCGTGGACGGCTCGGTCGCCTCCGGCGGCTGGATGATCCGCGAGTACTTCGTCCAGGACCGCGGCGCCCGCGGCGGCAACAAGATGGTGGTCATCCACCAGGACGCCGAGACGATGACCTCGGCCTACGTCGGCGGTCTGATCAAGGCCGCGTACCAGTGAGCGTGAGCCATGGCCGCGACCTTTGACGGGCAGAGCCCCGGCTGGATCGGTCATTGCCGCTACACCGTCTCCGTCACCGCCGCCGACGCCACGACCTACGACCCGCCCCTGCGCATCCTGCGGTGCGTGACGGACGGTACCGTGGTCTTGGTGCTGGACGGTGACGACGCCGCCACCACGCACTCCCGGGCGATGGTGGCCGGCGACGAGATCACCAACCTCGCCGTCAAGATCGTCAAGACCGCCTCGACGGGCACTTACGTCGGGTTCCGCTGATGGCCTACCTGACGCAGACCAACCTGGAAAACAGGCTCGGTGTGGCGCGGGTGCTGGCTCTCTACGACGACGACAACACAGGGACCATCAACGCGGCTGCGATGGTCGAGGTGTTGCAGACGGCCTCTGACCTCGTGGACGCCACGGTCGCGCGCAGCTTCACCGGTACCCTGCCGGTGTCCGGCACCGCGCCCGTGATGATGCGCGAGGCGGCGACCCTCTACGCCATCGCCCTCTCGTTCGAGCGCAAGCCCGAGTTTGCGATGCGGCTCGATGAGAACTACCTCACCCGGACGCGCGACCGGGCCGACAAGATTTGCGAGGAGCTGGCCACCAATCTGAAGAAGATGGTGGACGCGCCGCCGCCCACCCCGGGGCTCAACGTCTCGGGCGGCTACACGCTGTCCTCGGCCCAGCAACTCACGGTCATCGACGGCCTCCCGAACACCGGCGACTTCTGATGTTCACCGTCGAGATCGACCTCTCCGACCTGCCGCCCCGCGGCAAGGAGATGGCGGAAGACCTGCGCCGCCGGGCGTCGGCTGCTGCCATGGACGAGGCCACCGAGACGATGCGCCGCATCCTGTCCGGGAACTACTGGCAGGACCGCACCGGCAAGACCAAGGCATCCTTCAAGGTCACGCCGCTCGGTGAGGACGGCGGCACGGGCGCCCGGGTCTCCTCGGGCCGCGCCATCGCCCGGTTCATCAACGACGGGACCAAGGCCCACGTCATCATGCCGCGACTGCGCGGTGGCACCTCTGGCCCCGTCCAGCAAGGGCAGGGCAGGGGAGGCAAGGGCCGCAGCCTCCTGCGGTTCTCGGTCAACGGCGCCATGGTGTTCGCGCGGCGCGTGCGCCACCCGGGCACCAAGGCCCGCAACTTCATCACCATCGAGTCCTCGGCCGCCGAGCCGCGCTTCCTGGCAACGGGTGAGCGCGCGGCGCAAGAGGCCATCTTCTCGGCAGGGCTCGGATAATGGCCACCTCGATCCTCACCAACGCCGGTCGCCTGGCCCTGTCCAAGGCAGCGACGGCGTGGGACGCCGTGACCTTCAAGGTGCTGCTAGCCAAGCCGACGTACACGCCGTCGGTCACCGACGCCACCATCGCCACGGCCAGCGCCTACGAGATCAGCGGCACCGGCTATACCGGCGGCTACGGCGGCAGCGGTCGCAAGACCCTGGCGTCCAAGACCGTCGCGCTGGACGCACAGGGCCGCGTGGTGTTCGACGCCGCGGACCTGACCTGGACGGCGCTCGACGCCGGGGCGGTCGGGTGGGTGTGCGTCGTGGTCGAGACCGGCGGCACCGACGCCGCTGGCCTGCTGGTCGCTGCCCTGTCCTACCCGGTGACCGACCCGGCCGGCGGCGACCTCGCCGTGATCTGGCCCACCACCGGCCTCTTCTACCTCGCCTGACCCATGACCCAACCCGCCAGCGCCACCGCGTCGTTTGCGACGCAGGGACCGAGCGCGACCGAGGCCGGCGAGCAACGCCTGCGCATGGGCGGCGCCCTGATTGCGCCCCTGGCGCCGGTCGCTCAATCCGCCTCCCTGCTGCGCCCCTGCGACCCGTTCGTGGCCGAGGCGCTGCCGTACTTCAAGCACGTCCTCAACCACTACCTGGGCAAGCCGTACGCGGCGGCCTTGGCGTGGGCCGGGGCGCCCGCCAACAGCCAGGCGTGTATCGACACCATGGTGGTCGATCCGGCGCCGTACCTCGGCAACATCACCCGGCGCTACCCGCTGCTGGCCCTGTACGCCGTCAACGGCCGGGGTGGCGAGCGGACGATGTCGCGGTCGATGAACGCGGCCAAGTACCGCCTGGTCTACATCCTCCGCGGCGACCTGAACCTTGACCAGCACGAGCGCGTGGCACCAATGCTGCGCGCCGCGGTGGACCTGCTGACGCTGGCCACCGACCTCGGCGGCCTCGACCACTACGAGAGCGGCCGGCGCGTCTGGGCCGAGGGCGGCGCCGACCGCGTGGCCCTGACCTCGTGGGAGATCGGGGCGTTTGCGCCGGGCGACGACGTGGGCGGGATGTTCCCCGCGCTGCAAGCCGACATCGAGGCTGAACTCTATTCGCGACTCGACAGCGAGCACGCCCTGCCGTTGTGGAGCCACGACCTGACCGTGGCGCTGGGCACCGATGGCGTCGCCATCGATGTCGTCACCGCCTACTCGGAAAACGAACCATGACCCAACCCACCGTCCGCTGGTCGTTTGCCGGCGTCGATGGCGTCAACGTCCAGTGCCCGCGCGCCCTGGACAACGGCGTCGCCCGCATCCTCGGCAAGCGGTTCGTCGATGGCGCCTACGCGCTGTCCGAGCCGACCGCCTACACCCTCAGCAAGCGCGAGGCCGCCATGCTGCGCGGCCACTTCGCCAAGTGCCTGCGCGCGGGCGAGCTGCTGCCCGCCGACGCCGCCACCGCCGCCGCCTTCGGTCTGACCTTCAAGGAGCCCTGATCCATGAGCACCCTCTCGATGGCCCTGACCGGGCTCGACACCAGCAACCCCGTCCCCGGCATCTACGCGGAGGTGCGCTTTGCGCAAGGCCAGACCGCGGGCGACCTCGGGCCCAAGCGCGTCTTGATCCTCGCCCCCAAGACCTCGTCGGGCAGCATCACCGTCGACACCCAGATCGTCGGGCCCCTGTCCGACGAGGCCGACTTCATCACCTACGCCGGCCCCGGCTCCATCGCGCACCGGATGGCACGCGCGTTCCTGGCGTCGTGCAAGTCCGTCGAGGTCTACCTGCTGTGCCCGACCGCGGCCACCGGGTCGGCTGCCGTGGACCTGATCACCCTGACCACGACCGCCACCGCCAACGGCGTGCTCACGATCACCTTCGCGGGCGAGGACATCGACGTGCCGTTCACCATCGGGGACACCCCGACGGTCATCGGCGACGCCGCGGTGATTGCCTTCAACAACCGCACCTGGCTGCCGGCGACGGCGGCCAATGCGTCCGGCGTCGTGACCTTCACCGGCAAGGTCGCCGGGGTGGACCTGAACTCGATCCGGTTCCGCGCCAAGATCACCGGCACGGGCGTCGGCACCACCGTCGCCCCGACCGCGGACACCGCCTTCGGCGCGTCCGGCGTGGGCGCCGCGGCCCTCGGCGTCGGCACCATCTCCTACACCAACGCGTTGGCCACCATCCTGGCGCGCAAGTTCGATTACATCCTGGCCGGCACGCAGATCGCTGCCCCCATCGACGCCCTGCTGGATCAGGTGGCGGTGCAGGCCGAGCCGTCGACCGGGTTCCGGCAGAAGTGCATCTTCGGCGCAGCGCTCACCCCGTCGGCCGCCGTCACCCTCGCCAGCGGCACGTCGATGAATCGGGCTCGCGCCCGGCTGGTCAACGCGGAGGAATGCCCGGTCGAGCACTACGTGCTGTGCGCCACGGTCGGCGCGTGCTTCATCAAGGAAGAGACCGTCGATCCGTCGTTCAACTTCGACGGCTACGGTTCCAAGCCCGGCCAGACGCTCATTCTCTCGGCGCCGTACAACGACAGCGCCCGGCCGACGATGACCGAGCAGAAGTCGATGCTGAACGGCGGCGTGACCCCCATCGCCTACACCGACGGCGGGCAGCCGTACGTGGTCCGGTCGGTCACGACGTACTGCAAGAACGGTTCGAACTTCGATTACCGCGTCCGCGACTCGCACCTCGTGTGCATCGCGGACAAGTTCACGAACGACATGGTGGCCAAGCTCGCCGCCTCGCCGTGGACCAAGGTGACCAGCGATCCGGTCGCAGGCGCCCGCGAGCCGGCCCCCGAGTTCGCCACCCCGCGGCGCATCAAGGCCAGCGTGGAGCAGCTCGTCAGCGACTACGTGGACGCCGGCTGGCTCGACCCGGCCAAGCGCCAGGCGACCCTCGACGGCATCCAGGTGGGGCAAGATCCGGCCCTGCCCAGCCGCATGAACACCAGCGTGCCGCTCTACTCCGCGGTGCTGCTGCACCAGCACGCCCTGCTGGTCAAAGAGTCCAGCGCCGCCACCTGAGACCCGGCCCGCCCCCGTAGCCCTCGCCCCACATCCCGGCGCCTGACCGCGCCACCCGACCCCGTGACCACGGCCCGACCACGCACAGATTCGCGCGTGCGTCGGGCCATTGCCGTTTGAGGTACCTCCCATGGCCTCCTTGCAGATTTACGACCGTGGCGCTGTCTTCTTTGACGGCAAACTTCTGGTCGAGTGCGTCAGCTTCACCGTCAAGTCGGACCCGAAGCTGAACCCCATCAACACCATGCAAAAGGGCTTTGCTGGCGTTAGCCCTGGCGCCGAGCAGACCGATATCGAGGTGACCGAGGCTCTGCCTCGCGCCGGCTTCGATTACGACGCGCTGGCCGCGTTGCAGGGCAACGACGTGGTGGAGTTCGTCTGCTACCTCGGCAGCAAGAAGCTCAAATGCAAGGGCTTCATCTCGGGCCTCGACATGGCCACGGGCGTGGACAAGGGGGCCGAGGTGAAGTTCAACTTCATGGGCTCGCCCCTCGAATCGTCGGCCTTCTGATGCCGCTGCCCGAGAACAAGCCGAGCAAGATCCCGGCCGATATCGACCCGCGCCACGTCGCGCCGGGCCTGCTGGTCCAGCGCCTCATCGCGCGCGGCAAGCTGCGGCACGCCGTGGCCGACTATCCGCGCTTCGACGACGCCGGGCTGCCGGTGGCCAAGGTCTACGTTCGGCTTCTTACCGTGGCCGAGCAAGACCTGGCGCTGGCCAACGCGCGGCTCTACGTCGAGCGGCTGCTGGCCAGCAGCAAGAAGGACCAGGCCCTCGACTGGCGGCCGGAAGAACTGGAGCACAACGCCCGCATCACGGAGATCCTGGCCGTGGCGTGCCGCGAGCCGGACGACCCGGACAAGCCGTTCTTCCCGCACGGCGTCCACGAGATGCGCGAGCACTGCACCCCGGAAGAACTCGGGGGCCTCGCCAACGTCTATGCCAAGATCGCCGCCCAGCACCCGCGTCTCGGTGACCTGACCGATGGCGAGATCGAGACCTTCTTGCGTGCCGTCAAGGAGGGCACGCTCGAACACCCTTTCTCCTTTTGCTCGCGAGAGCAACTGGAGACCCTGCTCGATTTCTGCGTGAGGCGGTTGGACGAGACGGGTGCCCTCTCGACTGGCCTCCCACCGACCTGATCCTTGCCCTCGGCGTGATGCGCGCCGTGGACGAGTTCAACAAGAAATAAACCATGGCCGGCGTCGTCAAAATAGACTTCAAGATCGGCGGCGCCGACGCCCTCTCACGGGCCATCTCGACCGTCCTGAAGTCGTCGGAACGTGCCATCCGGCAATCGACGCAGAACGAGCAGAAGGCCAACCGCGAGCGCGTGTCCGGCGCGGCCGGCGCGTCCCGCTCGGTCATCGCCGAACAGCGCAAGGCCGCCGCCGAGCTGCGCCGCATGGAGCGCGAGGCCGTCGCCGTCGTGCGTCAGGCCAACCGCGAGAAGGTCCAGGAAGAACGCCGCGCCGCCGCCGAGGTGGTGGCCGTCGTCCGTCAGGCCAACCGCGAGAAGATGGCCGAAGAGCGCAAGCTCGAAGCCGAGAAGCGCCGGGCCGACAACCGGGCCAAGAACAAGACCGAGCAGAGCATCAGGGAGCGCAACCGGCTGCTGGGCGGCATGGTCGGCGGCGGCGTCTCGGGCGCTGCGCACGGCGTGGCCACCCTAGGCCGCGGTGCCGGTGCCCTGATTCGCGGCGGCATGGGCCTGGCCAACACCCTCATGGGCGGGCTCGGGGTCGAGGCTGGCCTCGGTCGCGCCGTGCATGTCGGCACCGAGCGGCAGAAGCTCGCCACGGACCTCGTCAACGCCAGCCTCAGCGGGCCCGAGGCTGAGAACGTGTCGATGGTGGATCGGCAGAAGCGCGCCGCAGAACTCGGCAACTTCGCCAAGGACATCGGTGGCAAGACCGCCATGGACCCGAACAAGATTCTTGAGGGCATGGGGGCCTTCGTCGGCAAGACCGGCGACCTCAAGACCGCTCAGGAATCGATGGAGGCCCTGGCCCACCTGTCCCGCGCCACCGGGGCCAGCGTGGAAGACATGGCCTCGGCGGCCGGCGACGTGTCGGCCAACCTGGGCGAGATGAAGAACAAGGGGCAGATGGTCTCGACCATCATGCGCGTGTTCGCCGGCCAGGGAAAGCTCGGCGCGGTCGAGGTCAAGGATCTGTCCAAGCAGATGGCCGGCCTGGCCGCGCAGACCACCATGTTTGCCGCCGGTCCCGAGAAGGCCATGGCCTCGCTCGGTGCCCTCACGCAGGAAGCCCGGCAGGGCGGCGGCGCCAAGTCGGCCGCGCAGTCGGTGACCAGCGTGGAGAGCTTCGTCAACACCTTTTCCAAGGGGTCGCGACTCGCCAAGTTCGATCAGCACAAGGTTGCGTACAAGAACGACAAGGGGCAACTGCTCGACCCGGAAGAGATCATCGTCAACGCGCTGAAGGCGACCGGCGGCGACAACAAGAAGATGGGCGAGCTGTTCGCCGATGTTCGCGCCCGGTCTGCTACCAAGGGCTTCGAGTCGATCTACCGCAGCGCAGGCGGCGGCGCGGAAGGCGAGAAGGCCGTGCGCAACAAGTTCAGCGAGTTGCGCGGCGCCACCCTCGGCAAGGGTGACGAAGAGGCGGCGTTTGCCGCGTCGATGCAGACCGCCGAGGCCAAGGCCCAGCTATTCCAGCAGCGCCTCGACCAGATCGCCGGGGACATGGCCGACAAGCTCATGCCGGCCATGCTGAAGTTTGCCCCGGTGGCCGAGCAAGGCGCCACCATCCTGCTGAAGTTCATCGAGGCGGTGGCGCCCAACGCCGACCAACTCGCCGTGGCCCTCGGGCAACTGGCGCCGGTCGCCGCGCAGGCTGCCACGGCGCTGGCCAAGCTCATCGGCCTCGCCGTGGAGAGCCCCAAGGCTGCCGCTGGCGCGCTCGTGGTCGGCATGGCGGCCAAGGGCGCACTCGGCGTGGCTGCCGGTAGTAGCCTGGTCCAAGGCGCTGTTGGCTCGGCCGGAGGCGCCTTGCTTGGTGGCGCCAAGACGGCCGGCGCCGGTCTACTGGCCAAGGGCGGCGGCGCCCTGGCCGCGGGTGGCACGGCGGCGGCGCTGGTCGGGGCTGCGGTAGCCGGCGGGATGCTGGGCACCACGGCGACCGACTGGCAGGACCAGCAATACAAGGACCGCACCAAGACCCGTCAGGCCCTCGGGAACGAAGCGACGACCCTGCAACAGAAGATGTTTCAGGGCACCGCGTCCGAGGGCGACATCAAGCGCGCCCGGGAACTCACCGGGCAACTGCGCGCCACCGCCAACGACACCTCTGTCAGCGGCAAGGTGGACAAGTTGCTGGGCGACGACTCGGCCGCACGCGCAGGCGAGCAGGCTGCTGCACTGGAGGCGGCGCTGTCCAAGGCGATCCCGAAGCAAGACCCGGCCGCCATGGGCGCGGCGATGGCCGGACCCATCGCGGACGCAGTTGGCGCCGCGGTCGGCGCCGCCAACGCGCAGAACCCCAAGATCCAGCCCCCCGGTTGAGCCCCCATGCCCATCGACCCCGTCACCAGACGTAGCGACCTCGACGCGTTCGCCAAGATGCCCAAGGCGTCGTGGCGAGACATCGAGTTCGAGTGCGGGCCGATGGGCTGGGGCTTCACCCACGCCCACGCCGCCCACCTCTACCCGGACCGCGATGCCGGCTACATCGAGAGCACTGGCCGCAACCCGGCCACGTTCTCGTTCACGGCCATCTTCCGCAACGGCGTGGCCGGCAACAACGGGGAGCCCGCGTTTCCCGACCTGTACCGGAAGTTCACGCGGGCGTGCATGGACCGCGCGGCGGGCGACCTGCTGCACCCGGTCCTCGGCGTCATCAAGGTCAAGTGCCAGTCGTACAAGGCTGACTTTGACGTGATGCGCCGGGACGGTGCAGACGTGCAGGTGGAGTTCATCGAATCGACCGACGAGGCCGACGAGCTGGACGCGCTGCTCGGGCAGAACAGCCCGATGGGCAACTGCATCACGGCGGCCCGCAACCTGGACGACGCGCTCGGCAACGTGAACCCGGAGCCGCCCCCGCTGCCACAGTCGCTGAAGCCGTCGCTACTGGACAGCATCAAGCAACTGAACGGCGCGGTGCAGCAGTACAAGCTCGGTATCGGCAACATTGCCGGGCAGATCGACAGCTACGCCAGCGCCATCGACGACCTCACCAACACGCTGCAAGCCCTCGACGACCCGAAGAACTACCGGGCGCTGGACGCCTGCGAGCGCATGTTCGCATCGCTGCTGGCCCTGTCGGTCGAGGTCACCAAGAAGGCCAAGCCGACCATCCCCGCACTGGTGCCGTTCACCACGTCGCTGGCCGGCGCGGCCGGCTACTTCGGCATGGATGTCGGCGCCTTCGCCAAGCTCAACCCCATTATCGCCGGGCAGACCACGATCCCCGTGGGTACGCCCGTCATGATCGCCGCGGTATGACGCCCCCCGACCTCGACCGCCTCACGCTGACCATCGAGGACGGGACGCAATACGACCTCTGGACCGAGTGCGTCATCACCGACTCGTTTCTGGACCCGTGCCAGACGATGCAACTCTCCGTGGCCGCCGATGAGACCCGGTTCGGTCTGCTCGGTCGGCTGCGCAAGGGCGCCCAGTTCCTTCTGGAGATCAACGGCAACCCGGTGCTCGGCGGCTTCCTGGACAAGGTCGGGATGCGGTCGAGCCGGGCCGGGCGGCTGGTCACCATCACCGGGCGCGACGTGCTCTCGCCTGTGGTGGATTCCAACGTGGACCCGCGGCTGCCGGTCAAGAAGGGCATGTCCCTCATGGACCTGGCCAAGCTCCTGTTTGAAGAGCATTTCCTGTTGCCGGTGAAGGTGTCCGACTCGGATGCCGTGGTCATCGACGGCCGCAACCGCGCGGTGGGGAAGCCGGTCAAGGCCAAGCCCAAGAAGGGCCGGCGCAAGACGACCGACACGCTGAAAGAGATTTACCCAAAGGCGAACGAGGGCGGGTTCCAGTACTTCACCCGCTTTGCCCACCGCGTCGGCTACCACGCCTGGGCGCTGCCGGACGGGCAGGGCATCGTGATCGGTACCCCGACCTACGAGCAAGAACCGGCCGGCGAGTTGCGGCTGGTGCGCGGCGCCGCCGGCTTGTCGAACACGATTGAAGAGAGCAGCATCGACAGCGACAACACCCGGGTGCCGTCCCATGTGTTCGTGCGCGGCAAGGGCAGCAAGCCCGGCGACAAGTCCAACCCGATTGGCTGCGCCATCAACAATGACGCGCCCTTTTTCAAGCCGTTTTACCTGACGGACGAGGAGAGCGCGACCAAGGACCACGCCGACGCCGTGGCGCGGTTCGTGATGGGCAAGGCGTTGCGCGAGGCGCTGCGCTACACGGTCAAGGTGCGCGGGTTCACCGACCCGACCTCGGGCCGCGTCTGGACCGTGGACACCGTCGTCAACGTCAAGGACGAGGACTGCGGGGTCGAGGGCTTGATGTGGGTGGAGCAGCGGACCTTTCGCAAGAGCCGCGCCGGCACCTTCACCGAGATGACGCTGATCCCGGCCGATAGCCTCTTGCTTGATTACTACGCCAGCGACAGCCCGCCGCCGCCGCCCGAGAACTACAAGGCCGCCGCCGGGCAACTGTCCAAGAAGCCCGTGACCGAGCGGCAGCCGGACGCGACGCAACGCACCTACCTCGGGTGGTTCCCCATCGTCGTGGACAACGAGACCAACAAGGACCGCCCATGAGCACCTGGATCGATTGGGTGGACGTGACCGAGTCCACATTCTCCAAGGACGCCAGCGGCGGCGAGGCCCAGGTGGTCACCTGCGCGGTGCGCGACGCCGGGCAGGAGGACGGCCAGACCGGGCGCGATGTCGAGGTCTGGGGTCTCGGGTGCATCGTCTACCGTCCCGCCCCGCCGGACGACAAGGGCAAGTGCCAGGCGGCCGTCGCCACCGTCGGCGGTGCCCGCGTCATCGTCGCCACCCGGGACACCCGGGCCGCCACCGCGGTCGGTGACCTCGGGGAAGGCGACGCGGCCTTCTGCGCCCCGACCAGCCCCACCGCACTCATCGCCAAGGCCGACGGCAGCATGGCCATGCTGCAACAGGGCGACGAGGCCGACGCCATGGTGGTCATCGAGAAGGACGGTGCCATCATCCTGCGCAACAGGTGGGGCCAGATCCAGCTCGACGAAAACGGCTTCGCCGTGGTGCTCACCTCAGGCGAGTCGTTCGAGTTGGCGCCGACCACCGCGCAGATCACCGCCGACGTGGTGAAGATCGCGGGCGGCGTGGTCGCCCTCGGCGCCGCCGCCGCCGTGCCGCTGACCTTCGCGCCCACGTCCGGCGTGGTGAAGCCCGCGCCCAACATCCTGATCTGACCCATCATGTCTCGCTGCAAGCTCCCCGGCTTTGACCTGAAACTGCCGGGGCTGCCGAGCCTGCCCCCGCCGATCCCGCTGCCGCGGCTGCCCATTCCGAGGCTGCCGACGTTCGGCCTGCGGCTGCCGGGCTTCGCGCTGAAGCTCCCCGGCCTGCCCGCCATCCCGCCGCCGATTCCGCTGCCGCGGCTGCCTATCCCGCGGCTGCCGACCTTCGGCCTGCGCCTGCCCGGGTTTGCGCTGAAGTTGCCCGGCCTGCCGTCGCTGCCGCCGGCCATCCCGTTCCCGCGCATCCCGTTCCCTCGCCTGCCCGCCTGCCCCCTGGACGCCCTCTGATGCCCGGATTTGGACTCACCTCTTTTGGCCTGACCGCCTCGGGTTTCGGCTCGACCGCGGGCCAGCCGTCGCCCGGGTCCGGCTACGCGCCGACCGTGGACAACGTGCTGGACCGCAAGGTGGACTTTCCGGCCAAGGACTATGCCGTCAACTACGACGCCACCGGCTGCCCGCACGAGTCGCAAGACCCGCTGGCGCAGCAGGTCGCGTTCCGGCTGACCACCCGCAAGGGCCGGCTGCCGTACGACCTGACCTTTGGCAACGACTGGCTCAACCTCGACAAGATGCCGGCCGACCTCGCCGGCTTCGGCCTGCGCGCGGCCAACCTCGCCTTGCAAGACCTCATCAACGCGGGCGCCGTCCGCATCGTCTCGGTCGAGGTCGAGCGCGACGGCGGCACCGCCATTCAGGCCGTGACCTGGCTTGACCTGCGCACCCGGCGCGAGCCCACCACCACCCGCATCCGGAGAGCCTGACCCATGGCCCAGACCGCCAACGACGTGCCGACCCGCGAGCAAGCGGTCGAGCGCGCTCTCCAGTTTTACCAGCGCGGCCTTGTCCGGCAGGCTGGCGTCTCCGCGTCCTCGGCCCGCGCCGCCACCGCCAAGGGCACCGAACGGTGGCTCACGGTGCAGGCGTGGGCGCAGGGGCTGGAGGTGGTGTTCGCCAACGCGATTGCGCTCGAGGACGCGGCCCTACCCGACACCGCCACGGGGGATGACCTCGTGCGGATCTGCGCCATCTACGGCGTCAGCCCGAGCGGGGGCGCGGGCGCACAGGGCCCGGTCACCGTGACCTGCACCGGCAGCGTGACCTACCCGGAGAGCCGGGAACTCACCAGCAACACCACCGGCAAGCGGTACCGCGTCGTGGCCTCGACCGTGGCCAGCGACGGCGACAGCGTGAACATCGTCGGCATCGACGTGGGCGTGGCGTCCAATCTCGCCGCCGGTGAGGTGCTGACCTGGACCTCGCCCCCCATCGGCAGCGGGTCCACCTGCGTGGTCGCTTCCGGGGGTCTCGTGGACGGCAAGGACGCCGACAACGACGGGCGGCTGCGCGAGCGGCTGCTGAAGCTCCTGCGCGAGCCCCAGAACGGTGGCTCGTGGGCGCACTACCGGCAATGGGCGGAAGACGCCTCCGCGTCGGTCGAGGCGGCCTACGTCTACCCGGCCGCGCAGGGGCCCGGCACGGTGCATCTGGCCTACACGGTCGAGGGCACCGCGGACAACGCCTACGCCCGCACCGGCACCACCGCCCTGACCACGCTGGTGGCGCAGGCGGTCGTGGACGAACAGCCCGAGTTTGCCGACGTGACCGTGACGACCGTGGCGCACCAGGACATCGGCCTGGCGTTCAAGCTGTCGCTGCCCGAGCCGCTGACCGGCGGCGGGGCCGGCGGCGGCTGGATTGACGAGGTCAACCGCCGTTGGGCCAAGGCCAAGATCGGCGCCGGCAACGTGGACGGGACGGTCAAGGTCACGTCCGCCTCGTCGTCGCTGACCTTCACCACCAACGCCTACAACGAGCCGGTGGACGGCTCGTGGGTGTACATCTTCTCGGTCGCAGACCGCGTGCCGTACCTGGCGCAGGTGGCCAGCCACAGCGGCGCCGCCGGGGCGCGGGTGGTGACCCTGGACCGCAGCCTGCCGACCGTCGCCGTGGGCGATTATGTCTGGCCGGCGTGCGAGCAGGGCGAGGACTACTGCGCCACCATCCAGGCCGAGGTGGCCAAGCTCGCCCCGGGTGAGAAGACCGCCGACGCCGACGTGCTGCCCCGCGCCTACCGCCACCCGCGCGCCATCGACGGCAGCCCGTCCGACCTCACCACCACGCAGCTCGTCGCCTTGCAGGTGGCGCACCGCGAGGTGACCAACGCCGCGTACTTCGAGGCCGACGAGTCCACGGTGACGCTGCCCCTGGCCCCGGACGCGCCGACCGCGGTGACCGACCCGCCCTACGTGTTCCGCGTCGCCACCCTGGCCTTCTACCCCACCTGAGACCGCCACGATGACGACCCCCATCGCCCCCGAGACCCCGGACCTCTCCACGTTCGGCGCGCCCTACCTGGACGCCGACGCCGTGGTGGACCCCGAGACCGAGATGGCCGCCGCGGCCATGAACCTGCTTGCCACGCAGGTCGTAGCCACCGGCCACACCGCGCCGCGTGCCTGGGCCCTCTGCACCATCTCCGGCGGGGTTATCACCCTGGCCGACCATGACGCCGTGTGGGGCTCCGGTGCGGGCGTGGCGCCGGTCGCGGCCCGGTCCAGTGCCGGGGTCTACACGGTGACGTGGGCCTCCGCGTACGACGACCTGCAAGACGTGCCCGAGTCCCACTCCACCATCCTGCGCGCCGCGGTCGCTTCCGGGTACGCAGCGGCCGGTGCCCGCATCGTCAACGGCTACCTGTCCTCGGCCATCGTCGCCACGGTCAAGGCGTACGACGCGGCCGGCGTCGCCGCCGACGTGGACACCTTCACCGTGACGGTGTGGTGATGGGGGCCTTTGGTGACTGGCGGGCGCCGTTCCCGTTGCGCTTCGGGGGCCGCCCTCACGCGGTGGCCGACATGCTCTACCAGACCGTCAAGGGCGCCCGCCCGGACGCGCTGGCCGGCGGGGCAGGCACCGAGGTGGACCTGGAAAACAAGGTCATGGCCCGGCTCCTGTGGATGGGCTGGCGAGCGACGGCGCGGCGTGTGGCGCAGCGCGACCCGGCCAAACTCACCGCGGACGTGCGGCCGGTCACCCTGCCGGACACCGGCACCATCAAGACGACCTCGACCCTGGCCCGGTGGGAGGCGCTGCTGCACCTGACGCCGGCCCCCGGTGCCTCGGCCCGGACCCGGCGCGCTGCGGTCAAGGCGGCGCTGGTCTCCACCTCGTCGGCGCGGCGTGTGGCCGTCGAGGACGCTATGCGCGCGATCTTCGGGTCGTGGCTGGTGGGCCTGGCCGAGAACCGGGCGACCGATGTGGACTACCCGGGCCGGGCCACCGTGGGCGATGTCCACGCCTACTGGCCGACCACGCAGACCCCGCCCACCCCGGACGCCTTCCACGGCGCGGACAAGCCGGGCGAGTTCTCGACCACCTACCCGTGGCGGTCGGCGCTCTGCCTCGTGTGCGTGCAGATCCAGCCGCCGGCCTCGACCTCGCAAGACGAGATCGACGCCAAGGTGGGCAAGGCAGCCGCGCAGCTCGACGACATGCTTCCGGCGTGGATGAGCGCCACGATCTCCCAGTTCCCCCCTGACCAGACCGTCGGCGGCTTCTACGCCGGGGTGTCTCTGGTCGGCCTGACGGCGGTGTTACCCATGTCCTCCACCAAAGTATTCATCCCGGCCATCTCCACCGGGGAGCGGCTGACCGCGGCCAAGATCAACGGGCTCGACACCGCGCAGTACAACAGCCTGACGCGCAACGAGAACGTGCCGCTGCTGGCTGATTCCGGCTTTGACCTCAGCGCCTTTGACTTCCTGATCCTCGGCAGCGGGGCCGGGAAGTTCAAGCCGGACGGGGCTTACACCGAGTTTCAGGGGTACCCGAAGGTAGATGCGACCTCGCGGGCGGTCACCGGCTACGCGCCGCCGGCCGTGGCGATGTACGACAAGGTCAGCTCGGTCGGGTTCTCCGAAGGCATCCAGCGCATCCAGCAGGTCGTCGTCTCGAGGACGCTGAACTTCTGGATCACGCTGCCCATCGGCACGGTGATCTCGACCGTCTCGGTAGGGCTCAAGAAAGCCAGCGGCACCGCCGGGTTGCCGGGCGTCATGCCGACGGTGGCCCTGTACTACTACGACATGACGACCGACAGCACGGCCACCGCGGTCGGCTCGGCCGCAGCCGACACGTCGGCCAACATCGCCGCGTACCGGACCTTTCACCTCGTCACCACCGCCAGCCTGAACCACACCGTCGCCGCCGGCCGGAACTACATCGTCTCGGTCACGGGCGACGATGACTCGTCCAGCAGCGGCACCGGCCTGAACATCTACCGCCCGTACATGACCGTGACCGCCTCGACCCTCCGGGCGATGTTACGGGCACACGCCGGGCGCATCGGTCGGCGCACACGAGCCGGACAGCACGGCGGCCAGGTGGCGGCGCATGGCGTCGGCCGCACCGCTCACCAGCCGCGCCTTGACGCTGGCCAGAATGGGCTCGGGCAACAGGGCGCAGTCGGTGTCGCAGGTCACGCACGCGCGGACCTTCTCGGCCGGGATGGTGGGGCAGTCCACCACGGCCGGACCCGTGGGCAGGCACCCGACGGCGGCGCCCCACGAGTAGTCCGTCGTGCTGGCCGGCATCTCCACGACCATGCCGCTGGACAGGTGGCAGCCCTGCGGGTCGAGCGCTTCGCCCGTGGGCTCCCCGATGGTCATCTCGAGATGGGCCTTTACGCCCTTGTAATAAACGATGTCGGCGGTCAGCCTGTTGGCCAGAAACTTCATGCCGGTAAACGAGGTCGAGCAGTCCGCGTGCCGGTGGTAGGCCATGGGGCCGGCGAGCCGCACGCCGCAGGCATAGTCGTCGGCGCCGTCGCAGTAGGTGACCTCATACTCAAGCCCGAGGCTCTCTTCGTGGGTGCCCGGCGCAATGGCATGGACCAGAGCGGTGTCGTCGCAGGTGCCGCAGATGGGCGCCCCGCCGCCGCCCTCGCTACAGACCGGGGCGCCGCCGCCCTGACCCGCCCCACCCTCGCCGCCTTGTCCAGCCTGGCCACCCGAGCCAGCCCCGCCCTGGCCCGCGCCCCCGGCGAGCTGGCCACCGACGCCAGCCACCCCGGCAGCGCCCGCCCCGCCGGACCCGGCCACCACGCCGCCGGCACCGGCCGCGCTGCCACCCTGCCCAGCCTCACCCGAGGCTATCCCGCCTGATCCACTGCCGCCGGCCACAGCGGCCCCGGCAGCGCCCGCAACGGCTGGCGCCGGGCTCTCCACGGGGTCGGAGCACGCGAGCAGAGCCAGGGGCAGCAGGAGCCAGGGACGCATGGGGACAGGGTAGCCCCCGGGGTACCCGCTGCAACTGAACG